GTTAAAACCAGGCTTGAAATTTAATTTTTGTAGCATATAATGCTTTATATCTTATAAATATAGAAAATGAAAGTACGATAATGATAAAGGTAATAAAAAACGTAATAACTTTAGAAGATTCTTTTGAGTTATATCAAGGTCTCATTAATCAAAGTATATGGGCTCTTAATAGAATTTCTACAAAAGAAAAACTAGGAGGTTCTTTTCCAGGTGTAACTTTTTTAGAAAAAGGTGAAATAAAATATGATCACCCCTATTGGATAGGATATTTTAATTGTTTATTTGATAGAATAAATCAAAAACTAAAAGAACAACATAATTTTATTTTACCTAGAAAAATTAAAAGAATAGCTTTAAATGCTCAGAATGATAATCACTACACAGAGTTTCATAATGACACTAAAAATTCTTATAGTATTGTCGGTTTTTTAACACCTCAATGGGCAGAAGAATGGGGAGGAGAATTAAATATTGAAGGTAAAATTTTTAAATATTTACCTGGAGATTTCATATTATTTGATTCAAATAAAAGACATAAATCGCAAAAAATAAAAAAGATACCTTATTGGAGAACATCTATAAGTTATGTAATAGGGTATAACACTGAATGATAAAAATAATTGATAACTTTTTTGAAGAAAAAAAACTAAATATGATTGTTAATCATATTAAAAAAAATCTAGTTTTTACTCCACAGTATTTTGAAAATACTACAAAAAAAACAAAAGAAACTTTTTATGGAAATAGGTTTACATTAAACGAGGATAAAAAACTTCTTGATATCTTTATTAAACAAGCTGAAAAAAAATTCAGTTTTAAAATTAAAAAAATATATCCGTTTTGTGGTATTGATTTAAGAAATTTAGATAAATTTTATCCTCATGTAGATAATGTTCACGGTATAAAATATAATATTTTAATTATGTTGGATGGTCCAATTGGTGTTACAACAGGTACTTGTTTTTTTACAGAAAACGAGTTAGATATTCATGTGGGGTTTAGACCAAATAGAGCAGTTTTATTCCCTTCTGATCGTCTGCACTGTGCACACAAAAGTGATATAGAAAATTTAAAAAGATACACTGCAACTTTGTTTATAGAAGAATATGAGTTTTAAAATGAAAGATCATTTGGAAGCAGTTGTTGAATTAAAAAACATTATAGATAAAGAATTTATAGATAGATTGACACCTTTTATAAAACATAAAGCTAAAAAAAATATGAATACAAAAGGTGGACTAAATAAACATATAAGAAACGTAAAAGGTTATCATTTAAACACTAAAAAATTTCCTACAGATCTTTTTTATTGGAATTTTATAAAACAAGAAATAGAAAGACTATATAGTTTTTACAAAATTAAATTTCCAAAAATGGAGAGTTCTAAATTAAATCAAATAGATTTATTGAAGTATAGCGCTGGTGAAAAGTATGATTTCCACACAGATAATTCTACAGGTTTTCATAGAACTTTAAGTGTTATAATTAATTTAAATAATGATTATGAAGGAGGAGATTTAATTTTTGCAGATCAAAAAGAAAAAGAAATTAAAAGATTAAAACTCGGTAAAGGTTCTATTGTATTTTTTCCAAGTAATTTTATGTATCCACATTGTATAGAACCAATTACGAAAGGAACAAGGTATAGTATAGTTGCATGGCTAGAATAATTAAAAAATTTTTTAATAAAGAAGAATTAAGTATTCTTAAAAAATACTGTCATAATAAATTAGATTTAAATAAAGACCATCAATTAGATGGTCAATCTTTTTCTCCCGCATGGTACGAAGATCCATTAATGACTTCTTTTTTAGATATTAAATTACCTCTAGTAGAAAAAAAATCTAACTTAAATCTAATTCCAACTTATGCATATTGGAGATATTATATATTTGGAGGAACATTAAAAAAACATGTAGATAGACCATCTTGTGAGATATCTATTACTGCATGTATTAAAAAATATGATAACTGGCCTATTGTTGTTGAAGGTAAAGAATTTGAATTAAATGAAGGAGATGCTATTTTATATAATGGAGTTTTTGAAAAACATTGGAGACCGGGTGTATATAAAGGTAATGGTATGGCTCAAGTTTTTTTTCATTACGTAGATAAAAACGGACATTTTTCACACCATGGATATGACAATTATTTTAAAATAACAAAAAACACAAAATCGGAAGGAGATCTACAATGGATCAAAAAACAGTTAATATAAATAATTTTATAGGCGTGTACGATAATTACATACCTGAACAAGAATGCAATAATGCTATTAAACTTTATGAAGAACAAGATAAATTTAATCGCACCGTAAATAGAATAGCTTTTGAAAAAGCGTCTACATTAAACAAACAAGATCAACAATTTTTTGCAGGAGCAAATAATTTAGATTTATGGTGGGAACAATTAAAACCCATATTAGTAAATTTTGATTTAGCTTGGAATCATTACGTTAATAACACAGGAGCTGACCATGCTTATTCAGATAAACCTTTTCATTTTACTTGTGTAAAAATTCAAAAAACTTTACCTACAGAAGGTTATCATGTTTGGCATATTGAACATGGTCAAGGTTTTGATATGGAACCAAGAGCTTTTGTATTTTCTATATATTTAAATGATGTTGAAGAAGGTGGTGAAACAGAATTTCTACATTTTTCAAAAAGAGTAAAACCCAAAAAAGGTAGAATAGTTATTTGGCCTGCAGGGTTTCCATACTTACACAGAGGTAATCCACCACTATCGGGTGAAAAATATATTTTAACTTCTTGGATGTTGTTGAGATAATTTAATGAATAAATATTTAAAATGTATAAATTATTTAATAAGCAAAAAAACTTTAAAATTTCAACATTTACTAAATGTATATAATCTTTTAAGAAAATGGAATTGTGATGAAGACACATGTTTTGCAGGTTTATTTCATAATATTTACTTAGATAAAATTGAAACCGATAGAAATATAATTAAAAAATTAATAGGTGAAAAAGCAGAGAAATTAATATTATCTCAACAAGAAAATGTAATTTATATGGCTGTTATAATGTCTAATGATTATATTAATGTGATTGATAATATTTTTGATAGAAAAGACGTATTAGAAAGTTATTTCTATTTTAGAGACATTGTAAAATGGAGTTTTATAGGTTCTGGCAATAATGATGAAAAATGGAGAAAATTTAATTATAAATTAAATTTCTCTAATAAAATAGAAAAAAAATATAAATTACAAACAAATAATATATTAAAGAATTTAAACCTAAATAAATTTTTAAAACTTTCTAGAGTCTATGCTAGCGCTAATCCTTATGGTACTGTGCATGAATCTCATACTGACACCGATCAAGGAATTACTATTATGTATTATTTAAATGAATCTTGGAATATAGAAAATGCAGGAGAAACAGTCTTTCATAAAGACGGAGATATTATTCGTAGTGTCATACCAAAACCAGGACGTGTTGTTGTTTTTGACGGAAGTATAGAACATTGCGCTAGAGATGTTAGAAGAGATTATAATGATCTTAGAATGGTATTAACTTTTAAATATGAAATTACTAAGTTTTAATAATATACATAATAGTTAAATAAGGTTGTATAACTGACGTTGCATCTCCACTAAAGTTCGCACTCATATTGTGAGAATGACCATTACCTGAACCTGCATTACCCATGTTACCGGGGGATGCTCCACTTCTAATATAGCTACCGTAGTTATCATTTGAATATACTCCTGGATCACCACCTCTAGCTTTACCATGAGTATGAGAAGCAAGTTGTGGAGTCGATAAAGTTGCGTTAGCTGTTGAACCTGAAACATTTCCAGTTGCTGATACAGTATTTGCACCACCTGTTGATCCTACAGATTTATTATTAGATTTACCAACAGGTATATTGTCAGCTAGATTTGGTATGTTAAAAGTAGATGAACCATCTCCTGCTCCATAAGTTGTACCTACGATTGCAAATAAAGCTGCGTAAGTACTTCTTGATACAGCTGCACCATCACATTCTAAATATCCTGTTGGTACAGAAGAATCTGACCAAGGTATAATAGTTGCTGTAGGGATACCTTCAATATCAGTTAAATTAGCTCCGTCGAAATCATATTTTGTTGCTTCGTAATTTGACATAATTTATCCTAAGTTTTTATAATATATATTACAGTTAAGTATGGTTGTAAAACTGAAGTTGCATCACCACTAAAATTTGCACTCATGTTGTGAGAGTGTGCATTACCACTACCAGTATTATTTGAATTTGTTGACTGATCACCAGCAGGACCAAGAGGAGCATGATTGTGTTGTCTCACTGCATAATTGTAATTTACACCTCCAGAGTGACTATGAGAAGCAAGTTGTGGAGTTGATAAAGATGCATTAGCTGTTGAACCTGCAACGTTTCCAGTTTTAGCTACAGTATTAGCACCACCTGTTGATCCTACAGCTTTATTATTAGAGTGACCCACTGCAACATTGTCAGCTAAATTTGGTACATTAAAAGTAGATGAACCATCCCCTGCCCCATAAGTTGTACCCACGACTGCAAATAAAGCTGAGTAAGTTGATCTTGATACAGCTGCACCATCACATTCTAAAAATCCAGATGGAACAGAAGAAGAAGACCATGGCACAATAGTTGCTGTAGGAATTCCTTCAATACCTGAAAGGTTTGCTCCATCAAAATCGTATTTAGTTGCTTCGTAATTTGACATAATTTATCCTAAGTTTTTATAATATACATAATAGTTAAATAAGGTTGTACAACTGAAGTTGCATCACCTACAAAATTAGCGCTCATGTTGTGAGAGTGACCACCACCTGAACCTGCACTACCACTGTTTGAATTACCTTGAGAACCAGCTTGGAGGTTCCACGCTCCTGTTGGTCCATTGAAGTGGCTACCAGGACCAGGACCCTGTGCATCAGGGTGACCATGAGAAGCAAGTTGTGGAGTCGATAAAGCTGCATTGGCTGTTGATCCACCAACATTTCCTGTTGATTCGACTGTTTCTGCACCACCTGTTGATGCTAAAGCTTTATTGTTAGAGTTACTTACACAACATTTATCAGCTAAATCAGGAAGAGCAAAAGTAGAAGAACCATCTCCGGCTCCATAAGTTGTTCCTACAATTGCAAATAAAGCTGAATAAGTTGATCTTGAAACTGCTTGACCATTACACTCTAAAAAACCTGATGGGACAGATGCAGTAGACCATGGAACTATAGTTGCTGTAGGAATACCTTCAATACCAGCAAGGCTTGCACCTGAATAATCATATTTAGTCGCTTCGTAATTTGCCATTTTTTTCTCCTACGAAGAATATGATGTAGGTCTTGCGC